CATTGGTCCCCCAATAACCTTCACCACCTGCGATACTCACATCAACCGCAGCCTTGAATGCTACCTGCCTGATAATACTCAGACTTCTATCATCCATACCTTTTAACGGCTGTATTGTAGATGGTGTAGATGGTGCTGGGGCTGGAGCCGGAGCTGGTGCAGGGGTCTCAGCTGCTAACTGAGGACTAATGTCGTCAGCCATATTAGCTGTAGCACCCTTACCTTCCCACTCCGATAGCTTCCAGTGCCACATCCAGTCGTAGCTACCGTCATAAGCCACACCATCTCGGTTTGTCTTGACAGTACCACGCTCGACCAGGACGTTGTGAGCTCCCATGTTGATGACCTCAGGGCATATCTGTTGGTACACCCATATCCGTTCACCCCACTGGTTACTCGCTGGAGTCCATTCCCATCGAACAGACAGCTCCCATTGGGGCCTTCCTTGTCTGTCCTCTGCTGCCGTCACCTTCTCGACTTTCATTGAAGTCCATCGCCTTTCGGCATTCTGTGCTTGCATATAACCTCCTATATGCCTGTTGTTGTGGAGCCAGATACTTGTGGGTCTAGCTCTGTAAAGCTAACTGCTTCCCATGTCATAGCCGGATCCGATTCCTTTAACTCTTTGGTTTCCTTAAGCTGCAGTATTTCTTTCATAGTGAATGTGTGTCCACCATTTATTTTCCTACCGCTTATGTATCCATACCGTATGTACCTTCTAAGGGACTCGGGATGAATGCCTATTTCTTTCGCAGCCTCTACTAAATCGAACAGTTCTGTAACTGAATCGCATTTAGGATGCTCACACTCTACCTTGATGCTCATTACTCTCCTCTCTTTATACCTTTTAAGCTTTCGCTAATACTTTGTAGTGATTCGGATATGTTCATCAATGCGATTGTTCTTATATATTCCAGTGAATAGGGAGTTACCCTGGGGTTTCCCTCGCCATCCTTTCTCTTTTCACTCAGTTCCATACTGTTGTCTATTTCTATCCATATCAACCGTTCAAGGTCGTGAAATAATTTGCTCATATCTTTTCCTAGTTCCTAGTTACTAGTTACTAGATACTGTAATTACTATTAATACTAAGTAATTCTAGTAATAACAGATACCTAGTTACTAGTTACTAAGTTGTTGATTATACCAAACACCAACCCATTTGTCAACCCCCCTCACAGTCAAAGCATTTTGTCTTGGCCTCGTTTAAGTTATCCCGATCACATTCTGGGCAGATAACTATCGCCAGTTCGGCAACATTCTCCGGAGGTTTAACTTCAGTCAGGGTAAACGGTCTACCCTCAAACTCTAACTGATGTACAGCTATCACATCTTCTGGGTCCACCTCTTGGTTCTGTCTATCTATTTCTTTATGTATTCCCATTTTCACCTCTCTCAAAGTCTTTTATTATTTGTTTAACCTCATGCCAGTCTTTAGCAAACTGGTATTTCATATCCGGTATATCGGTATGTGTATGAGCGTATATCCCTTCAGGGGTCTCAGCCATGTGTGAGCTCTGTATCTGGATTGGATACCTGAACATATAAGGATACGAGTAGCCGTATACATCCTTCGTGGTGCTGTTATCTCCTAGCCATATAATCATCTTGCCGTCAAAGCCTGTATAGCTTGGACATGCATCGTTGTACCAGGATGTATCTTCGAACCCCTCTGGTAAGGGGTACTTGTCACTTGCTAATGTCCATACATCAGGTTTCATTCCTACTAACCAATTCATTATCCTATTCTCCTTAGTTCACAGTATTGTCTACCCATAGTGTCCACTTCCCACCTGAATGATTCGTCTACCTCACAGGTATTTAGAAATTGCTTACCTGCCTTTAGTATCTCGCCTTCGTCTGTATCATTAGGCTCGTAGGAAAAATCCACACCTAGATCGCCTTCATGTACATACTTGGTTTTGTATGTCTTGAATACCTGTAAAGTTTCTGTTGATTGGTAAATCAAGTACATATCTGTCTTCATAAATAACTTAGTCATCGCCATCTCCCTTCCTGAATGAGTAGGCAGCCGGCGCTTTTGTCTTCGTAATTGTGGGCCATAAAAATTCAGCCCTTACCATTGTTGATGCTTTGTAAGCATATTCAACAGTGCTGTCTGAGAATGCGACACCTAGTTCTCCAAGTAGATAGGCTAGATGTTCATCGCTAATACAAGACAGCGAATCATCTACTATTGCTAACACTATTTCTAGTGCTTCTGTTTCATCCATAAACCCTCCTTCTAAGGTTTGCTTAATGCTATTAATCATTTTGAAAAGCCTCTGTATTTAGACCGCTGTAGGTAGTCGATGCAGTCACCAATCCATGCCATAGCGGTGCGTATCTCTTCCCATTCCCTGTCGTATCCTTCCTCATGGTCTTCGCTACCATCTTCATGTCTGGCACAGGGAATAGAGTTCTCCCTATGGCAGTCCAAAGCATTCCATACTGTACGTAACCATGTGTCAGGGTTATGGGTATCTAAGTTGCCTAAAGAATACGATTCTGTTTTGAATGTGACTTCACCTGTATCATCCACCTCACATGCACAACAACATTCAGCGTGTACTAACCCACCTTCATCCATACATACAGGGTCAAAGTTCTCAGGTGACTCGTACATAATCACCCCGTTACATCCATCGCATCTCTCTTGTTCATCTTCCATCTATGCCTCCTCCATAATTTCTGTGATACTACGTTTATCGTGTGGCAATACCCTGTTGACATAGAAGAGTTCTATCTCTTCATCAGTTTTATCCACAAGCCACTGGCTAAACGTGTCGGCCACTAAGTAGATAATGGATGAATCATTTCCGTATTCCTTACGGAATCTTTTAGTTGCATCCTTGCGATTAAAGGCAAAGATTTCCATGTAACCATTTAATGGTTTGTGATCTATGCCATATGCAGTCCATATAAATCCTTTACTCATCTATACCTTTGCCTCCTCTACTGGTATCTCTATGCATTTCTCACACAGTACCCACAGTGCATCACCTAGCTTGTCGTGTAGCCCTTCATTCGGTTCGAACGAACGACCACATGAGTCACAGTAATGCTCTATGTTTCCAAGCATCATGTCTGTGCTGTACAGTCCTTCAGGGTCGTTGTACATTTGCCATTCCATTTCATCCTCTGCAGTCCATAGCTCATCATCGTGACGCTTGGTTGAAGACCCCTTACCAACTGATTTAGTTGAGTAGTAGGTGGATGGGTACGTTGCGGTGTATTTCTTATATCCGGAGTTACTGAAGTAGTGTCCATCCTTGTGGATGAAGTTACCAAGAAGGGTAACTCCGCCTTCTGTGAGTATCGCAAGCTTGCTTGATGCAAGTTCCTCTACTAAGGTCTGCACAGATCGCTTCTTAATAAGTCTGCCTAGTGGAGCCATGTAGTCACGAATAAATAACATCGTGTCTGATAGCTTCTTGTCGCGTGGCATGCCAGGTACTATTCCATTGTGAGCTACCGCTATCGGTGCGACTATATTTGTAGCGGTTAATTCGTCTACATCACTGCTCATGGGGAACGGGTGGCATGTGCCTTCGTTTATCTCCCCGTGTGTAGCTATCCTGAAGTGAAACATTATGAGTGCTTTGGTCTGGTCAATAGGTTCAGCATCGAGTGCCTTCTCCATATCTTCTGTGAAGAAGAACCCTTTACGTATTACCACTCCATCAGGTGTATTGTAGGCATAGCCTCCACCGTCAGGGTTATTGGCATCGCATACATCCAACATGTCCCAATCTACGGGTGTTCCAGACTCTTTAATAACTATTATGCACATAGGCATACCTTCCTTCGTATGAATTGTTTGTGTTCCGATTAAGCCAAGTCAGGGTCAAAAAACTCCCTGAACTGACTCATGTCGGACTTAGTACCCCACCACTCAGGCATGCCTATGCTCAAGGTCATCAGGTCACTCCATTTACTATCGAGTATCTGGGTTAAAGACCAGTGCTTGGCAACGGCTACCATCAGGTGTATAGCCTGTAGTGTGGCAAGTACATTCTTACGATTAAGAGTGCTACGCCAGAGTCTAAATTCGAGTGTGTATGGATTGGAGAAGTTCAGGGCAGAGTATCTGCCTTGACGCATCTTTGCAGTCTCAAGAGTACCTGCACACAGGTGATCAGAACAGCCACAACCCAGGTCTGTTGTACCGGTGGTATTCTTTCGAGCCCAGTGGCTTTCAGATCTACGTGCTAGCTGTATAAATTTGTCCCAGTGTACTTCCAGTACAGCAAGCACATTTGTTTCAACCTGTGCCTGCCTTCCTCGAGTATTGCCGAGACCATCCCTGTTTATGTGAACGTGATACCCTGCACTATTGCCTGTATGTAGGCTGTCGTTCTTGGCAGAGTTAAGTAGTTCCTTCAGACTGTCGCTCCACTCTTCCCAGTAGTCTAGTGTCATAGGATGGGATACCATCTCTGGTCCCGAGACACTACTATCTTCCTTCAGGTAGAAATGGTTCTCGCCATCGGCCTCTATAAAGTCAGCCAGATTGTCGATCTCCAGACTACCTTCAGTCTCCAGCTCTATACCCATATACAGGGGTACTTCACCAGTTCGAAGGTAGGCTTCAGATTGGGTTTGAGTTTTCTTGAACAGCGGTGTTGGTCTGTAACCGTAGTCATGTAAAGACTCGTTACCGTATTCGCAACTGTAATGGCTATCATCATAACAGCCTTCGCAGAAGCTCTCGCAGTGTCTATCACAGTAACGACCCTCATATTCATATACTTGGTAGCCACATTCACTGCACTCAGTTCGACTGCTGTAACAGTCTATACAGAGTGGCTGAGTGTCACCGTTGTAGTCATAGTTAGCAAACAGATAGCTTACACCCTGTCCTTCACGGCTATTCTTCCACTCTTCAAGATCTGTAAAATGTCCGCACCACTCACACTGAATAGTTTCATCTATTTGTGTTGTCATATTTACCTTATTAAAATCTCTCAGTCATTTGTGTTTAGGGTAGTTGAGTCACTCTGAGAACATACAACTGATTAATGGTATTAAGCAGTAATTAACACTCTTGTTCGAGTAGTGCTTCAACCCAGTCGTGATTTGCAACTATCAGACAGCCTATCCAGCTCTCTATCATTTGCAGTTCACGAACTGAGTCACTTAAATCGTCAACAGAAATAGCCTGGACGTCCCTGTTAGGGACTGCTATTTTAAGGATCTTGCCGAATGCTTGTTGACCTAGAATACTGTGGCATCTTGCCCCTAGCATCACAGACCGCATTTCGGTACTCATTGGGATCTTTGAAGGTTCAGTTATTGCGTTCATATTCACCATCACTCTCATTACATTTTTTACATTTGCCTGTATTGCAGTCTAGTAATGGGCAATCTGGTCTGGCTTTTAGCCACATGCACCCTTCTAAACCACAGTCACAACGCAAGATTGGTTTTATTCCTAAGTCTAAAATTGTTTCCATTGTTTCCCTTTAGTTGCATGCTCTAAGAGTGACTCAACACGTTGGCCGTAGATAGGCTAGTTGCTAGTATTCCGCATAGTGTTCCTATAGCCATACGGTAGTGTTCACCCACCCGAAATAAACGCCTTTTATTGACGTTACAGCCTTACAATTTCTTGTAATGACAACGCATTCAATCAGTAAATCCACATTAAATAATGTGTTACAGAGATTATCAATCTCACATGATTTCAAATAGTTGATCTTACTAACCTAGTCTTTTATTCGAGCATTCCGGCATTCCTTGTAACTATCTAAAGGTTTAAGGTTTGCTGAATGGGTGTTTTAGCGTTGGATAAGGTGTCCGAGCCGTCAATTACTTGACTTCGACTCGGGTGGTTTCTGTTACAGCCTAGAAGAGATTTACGGCTAGCTAATCGCTACCTACTCAATCGTTAACATTCTGATTGAATTCGCCTCATGGCTCTGACTCTGAGAGTCGCTATGACTGACTTTCGCTTATCCTAGTTTTTTCCTGATCCTAGAATGAGTGTCTAAGAATTCTGACTCAATATTCCTGATTCTTTGGTTTGATTCCGATTACTCGGCCACGCTATTTAGTGCGTGGATTTCCACTTTGGCCTGTAGGCTCGGAGTAGCCAAACAAGCTTAGTCGCTTTACTGTTTTACAGGTACTCAAACTGTACCTAGATCACGCCTGATCTAATGGTTATCGGATTCTCATATCTTTTTCTGTATAAGTAATTTCTTAAACTCTATTGAGTGGGCGAGTTATTAATAGTTGCCTACGTGAGTAGGAGCCCCCTAACTAAACCCTATTCTGTTTGGTCACCTCCAAAAACTAACTTGCCACAATACTATCACAGTTGTTTGGATAATACAACCCCCATATCCAGTAATCAAGGTTGTGAGTTGTGCCTGAGTTGTGACTAGGGAAAATTGCCTAGAAATTGCCTAGAAATACCCTTGCTACCCTAGTAACTAGGAAATATATTTCCGGCTATCCAGTAGCTATAAAAAAGCATAGTCACTACGGTTTCTGGTAGTAGCTACGGCTACAGGAGTAACTATGGAAACAATAGTCACTACGAAAACAATAGTGACTCAGGTTTTAGGATTGACAACGCGTGTGCGCCTGCGCGCCCGCCCAGGTGCGTCGCGAGTGTGCCTGCGCCTGCGCGACCGACCCGACCCGACCGGACCCCCGGAATTCTATTGGTGGCAGGCGTTGGTAGTAGTTGTTGTTGTGTCTATGCCTTTGGGGAGGGGGTATGTCTTGTGTCTTTTGTGTTTGTATTGGTGGGTACCCTTCTAAGTTTAATTTCTGAAAAAAGGACCGGCATAGGAAAGAGGTTAGATCTTCTAGTTCTGTAGAGCTTGTAATAAAAGAAGTCCAGGAGTAATAGTAACTGGAGTTACTAGTAGCTAGTAACTAATTACTAGATATCTCTTATTTCTTTTGTTTCTTTGTTTCTTTTCTTTCTTTGTATTACTTTCTTTCTTTTCTTTATTTCTTTATTTTCTAAGGGGCAAAAGGAAAGCCCCATGGATGGAAGTGCCACGGGGCTTAAAGGGAATCCGGACGGAGCAATGTTTTAGAAGGAGGTGTACCGTCCACGGCGGGAATTATAGCATACGGGGGAGTACCCAGATTAGTACGGTTGCAGACATACTGGACGATGGTCGATACGATGAGGCAGATCGTGCTCCGATTACCGCTCCCCACATAGTCATGGTAGCATCGTTAAATGCTAAAAGTTCGTAACTGTCCTAAATGTTCTGGATCCACTGTTCCTGATTACGAAGGAATAATATGTCTTAACTGTGGTCACACTGACTACTCTGTGAATATGGGCAATAGTATTAAAGAGAACAAAGAGGGAGCTCATGGGTTAAAGCTTATTAATACTTTTGCTGTTAAAAGAAAGGGTCGGGGAAAGAAGGCCTGGGCTTCCCACACAGCTACTGTGCATATTATGTCCAAGACGGACAGCAGGGAAAAAGAATATTTTAAGTATCATATGCCGTGTCCCTATACAGGGTGCGGAGAGATAGTAACTCCCAAGAGGTATGCCAGAAAGGAAGGTGACTACACGAAGTATGGATATTCGTGTACTGTAGGTCATCTGTGGTATCTTTTGGTTGAAAACCAAGAACCTGTTTACTGGAGGTACTGATATGCCAAGAGTAGGAAAAAAGCACTACCCTTACACAGCTAAGGGAAAGAAAGCTGCGAAGGCAGCAGCTAAGAAGACAGGGAAGAAGATGACTAATATCAGAAAGAAGAGGAAGTATTAATGCCTTCTTCAAACGCTAATATTCCAGGACATGAAGGCAACAGACCTGAAGATGTAATTGCAAGACAGCAGGCTTTCCTCGAGGAATTTGATAAGAGAGGGACCATCAAGCACGCATGCCGTGCAATAGGTATCAGCAGGGATACTTATCGAAGGTGGAGGAAAGAAGACGTAAACGGTTTCGATGAGCTCTTCTCTGACATCAGGGAGGACTTTGCAGATGAAGTGGAACTTAATTTATTTCAAAGGGCAAAGGATCCGAACTGTAACCCGATAATACTTATATTCGCATTAAAAGGTTTGAAGCCTGATAAGTACAGGGACAACGCTGTTGTTACAGATGAGTCCGCAAAATCCATCATGGAGGAACTCAAGACAAAGTTCAGGGGAATAAAGTTTGATGACTCCTCTTCCAAGGAAGAAAAAACAGTTCATCAACAGGCAGAAGATATCCTTAAAAGGAAATCAGATGGTTAGCCCGTATTCTATCGAAGGAAACATGGGTCCCCTTGGAATTGGCCCTCAGGGTGGTGGTATGGGTAGAGGTCAGGGTAACTGGCTTTCTAATGCGCTTTCATGGCAGGTACCAGGTTCCCAGAATATTCCACGTTATGAGGACGTATATGGCGCCATGCATCCTGGTCGACAGGTTCCAGATGCTAGCAGTCTTCCTTACTTTGGGACAGCTATGGATTTTGTTCCGGGAGTTGAGGCCCAGCAAATGGCACAACAGGGATCAAATCCGTGGGCACTCGCAGGAATGATGGGACTCGATCTTCCTCTGGTAGGTCTTGGTGCTAGAGGTGCTAAATCAGCTTTCAGAGGTCTTTCCAATCTTCCACAGGGAGTCGGCAATCTATTACCGTGGAATAAATTTAGGGGTGTTCCATCAGCAGGTG